TTAATAACCATCCGATCCTACAGCGTGGGGCATGGATGGGGCAAACTCACTTAATTTCTGGTTGAGGATGAGTACCTGGTCCTGGTTATTTTCAGCCATCCAGGATCCGTACACCCGGTAAACCATTTGGGCGTCGGTGTGGCCCATTTGCTTCGCGATGAAGTTCGGGTTAGCACCGGCAGCCAACGACCAGCATGCATACGTGTGTCGGGACTGGTATGCTCTGCGATAGCGAATCCCGGCGCGTCGCATTGCCGCTTCCCACGATTGGTTAATTGACCCCACTGCGTAATGATGCCCGGCACGGCCATTACGTGGTGCGATCTGCGGGTTGAATACGAACGTGCACGGATGCACATCAGTACGGCCATACTCGCGCAGTTTCACCTCAACCTGATACTGCTTACCCAGGCGTGTTAATTCGGCCTGGCTCTTCAGCACGTCGATAGCCGGCTGAATGAGGTTAATGATGCGGTCCGTTCCGGCCTCCGTTTTCGGAAGGGTGAACTCCTTCGTTAACGTGTGGTTCCGGCGGATCATCATCGTACCCGCTTTCAGGTCGATATCTTCCCAGGCCAGCGACACGAGTTCGCCGTGGCGCACGCCGGTGTACACGGCCAGCGACCACATGTTTTTCAGCTGCTGGTGGGCGCAAGCGTTAATCATCCTGACAAACTCCTCGCGCGTCAGTGGATCAGGCTCGCAGCGTGACCGCTTAAGCATGGCGATCCCGGTGAACGGGTTCACCCTGACATACCCGCTGTCGGCGGCAAACTTAAACATGCCCCCCATGATCTTCATGTAGTTGTTGACCGTCCGGACTGAGCGGCCTTTAACTGGCTTTTTCTGCCCAGCCTTCAGTGTGTGATAACCGGTCAGCAATTCTTTCCTGATAAAAAGCAGGTCTTCCTGCGTTACTGCAGATACCAGCCTGTCCCCGCCAATCCTTGGCACCATGTTGCGCGCTATAGATGAATAGCGTGACATAGCGTTGGTGCTGATCTCCATGCGTTTCAGTTCCAGCCACTTATTCGCCAGCTCCAGCACGGTGATTTCCTTGCTCTCCACCCCAAACCTTTTCAGGTTCGGTGAGTCAGGGAATTGCGCTGCATAGTTGAAGTTGCCGGTCTTTATCGAAAAGCACACCGACGCGCGCAGCTCGCCAGCGACCTTTCTGTTTTTTGGTGTATCCGGCACGCCGAGGCTTTCACGCACCCGGCTACCTTTATAGAGGAACCATATGCGGAGTGTTCCGCCGTGGTTCTCCACGCCTGTTGGGTATGCTGACTTAGCCATTATTCCCTCCTGACGTCCAAGAGCCCGCTAAGCATAAACGGATCTTCATTGGCGCGCACCCGGCTGTTTCTTTGACATGCTCTCAACCCACTGGTCGACAGCCTTGCGGTTGTACATGCATTCGCTGTTTTTCTTCGGCACGCCGTCCGGGGAAACATGCAGATATTCCCGACCGACCATCCAGCATTTTTTGCGGGCCCGCTCGATAGTGCCCGGGCGAAGGCCGGTAATCTCGACGAGCTTTTCTTCGGTTACCCAGTCGTTGGGCACGATTAAGGTCATTTCGCTCATGGGTTTCTCCAGGCAAAAAAGAACCCGGCGCGGGGCCGGGCAAAAGGGATGACGTTGCAGTGCTTTCGCACCCAATAGCCAGCTCATAACTGGCTATCAGTTGCGTCAATCGTCTTCGTCTTCGTCGTATATGTACTGGTCATTCATGCCGTGCTGTTGCGGCGTGTCGCCTGGGTAGCGAACCTGAAAAGCAAACTTTCGCCACTTAAAATGTTCTTCTTCGGTCTGTTCACTCCAGCGAGGAGCAATGTCATCTGCTGACCATGCACCATCTTTCAGCAGGACTGTTCCGCAGTTGCTGCCCATGTCTTCATCCGCAAAACTGATATGGAATTCAAGGTGTGGGAATCTGCTGGCGAGTTCATGGAAAACAGGCTCTGGGCAACTCCATGCCGTCTCAAAACGAATCACCAAAGGGGCGCCGCTTGCTGCATGACGTGCCAACTTCTTTTTGAAGATACGTTTGTCGTATGCCCGCACGTGCGTTGGTCTATGCTGGTAGCCTCGCTTAACTCGTTCACGCGGCCTGTCGATCGGCATTTCTACGCTGTAGGCATTCCACTTTGTTCCCCATTTTGCGCATGACCAGTCGTACCAGGAATAAAACCCGTAACGGCGTTTATTTTCGATGCGCATCATTGCGTGTTGCTTAACCTTTTTTATGAATTTGTCCGTGCTTCCATGCTTGCGCATCATTTCTAATACAGCGGATGGACTTTCAATTTTTTCAAATGCGAAGCTGCCCATGTGCTCACCAGCGATGGCACTGGCAAGTTTTTCCACCCAAGAGCTCTCGTCAATCATCAGGCTCTTTGGCATACGAGAAATATTGTTGAAATCAATATTCCCGCGCTTATTGGTGATTGATCTGATAAACGAGAGGCGCTGTTTATTGGTTCCGCCGATAACGCGGATTTCGTTTGTTACGTGGTTAGGCATTCTGTCTCCTTACGCCGCGCGCTGGGCGCGCAGCGATTTAATGTGCTCACTCGTCTCCAGTTCGGCGCGTATCTGCGCCGCCTCACGGTGATCGAGGTGCTCAAAATCATTGTTGAATCGTTCGATTGAAGCGGTGTTGATCCGGCCCTGTCGCCAGTAGCGGACTATCTGTGATGTGTAGCTGTGGATGATGACTGGCCAACCGTGCTGGTCAGCGTAAATCTGACCCCGTTGAATTAGCTGGAACATTGGCTGATCTCTCGAATGGGTTAGCGTTAACCATTAACCAAGCCACGGATAGAAGCTCTGGTGACGCTTTGGTAAGCACTTCCAGAAGCAGGCGCTTTTCTGCCAGATAAACTGTGGCGAACGACGGGTCATGCATTAGCACACTTGAGCAGTTGCTGATGATGTCTGCTACCTTGATGTTTTGTATCCAGCCCGGTTGTTTTGCCAGCCTTTCCCTGCTTAAGCGCTTACGTTTTTCACGCGTTCCGGTTTCAAGGTCCGACAACGCTTCAACGCCGATACGAACATGTTTACCGAATCGCGTTTCAATTTCGTTAGGGCTTATTCCCTGATCCTCTATCGAATCATGCAGCCATGCTACTGCCTGAACAATGTCGCTTTTACGCTCTACCGAGCCAACGATACCAGCCACTTCTGATAGATGATTAAAGTAAGGGTTGCCTGTGAACTTCCGCTTCTGGTCCTTGTGTATCTGCATTGCGAAAATCATTGCCTCAACTACTAAATTACTCATCACAACCCCCTCTGCTTGTTCTTAAGTTCTATCACGCTCTGGCACTCAGCACACGTCTGGCAGCCGGGTACGGCAGCGCGCCGCGGCTCGGGAATTGGTTCGTCGCATTCTTCACAATGTTCAGCTGATACGGCGTTACGGTCGATGCGGTGAGCGGAAAGAGCAGCGTTACGCTGAAGCTCTTCAATCTCTGCTGCTGTGTCGATGATATCCATGGCTATTCCTCAGGAATGTCTAAAGGTGAAAACTCAACAATTTCCCACTCCCATCCTGGTGCAAGCTCGCAGCGACCATATTCGCCGTACTGGCCTTTAAACAAGCTGGTTTCGATGGTGTAGGTTCCATCCTTTGGAAGACGCTCATCGCGGTTTTCAATAATTTCCTTTTCAATGGCTTGCAGGTCTTCAATGGTGCAGGACCCGCGGACTCCGCAAATAAAAGGGTCGGTTAAATCATCCATCACTAATAAATCGATAATGACCTTGCTCATGGTCAGTGCTCCCGGAACTGTCGGTTAATTCGGTTGAAGGTGAACGCCAGCAATAAAAAAGGCCGCTTTAGCGACCTGGCGATTATTGATGTCATGGCTGAATCCACCCCTTGCCTTTGACGTGCTGGATGACACCAAGCTTCCTGAGCGACTGGAGTCGGCGGTCAAGGATGCGGAAGACGTCCATTGGGTGCTTTCCTTCTGCCTCAGCAATGACGAGGCACTCCTGCCTGACGGAAGGGCTGAATAGCTTCGAAAACGAGGTAGGCTGGGCGCCGATAGCGTTTAACAGTTCGCTATCCAGTTTCGCGTATTTGGTCACGATTCAACTCCGAAGCGGCGATTAAGCCGACCTGTGTATACGACGAACTCCAGGAGGCTAACTCCCAGAGCTTCAATTTTCTTATGATGCTTGTTGATGATGGGAGGCACCGTTTCGTTCCAGTTTGGCTTTGGCTTTTTGCGCATGGCCTGCTGGATTTCCTCGGTGCAGCGTCGGCAGGCGGCGCGGATGGCGTTGTCTGTTTCTGGCGTCATGCGGCCTCCGTTTTCACAACTTCGATGGCGCAGCCGGGCAGCAGTTCTACAGCGGCGGTGGCGCACTGGTTTCCCCAGTGGTGCCAGCCTGGCGCCGCGCTGCGGCTGAATAATTCAATGCGCGGCACTTCGCCGTAAAGCAACTCCAGCCGGTGGCGAACTTCCCACGGCTTTTCGCTGTGTGCGCCGAGCGGGCTGTATACCACCTGCTTAATCCCGGCGTGCTTTCTCTCAAGCCCGGCGCCGCGGGTAGCAATCAGCAGATCTTCGGTATTGGCCCGGGTGTGGTTGCCGCCATTCATTCGCGTCTCGGCGTTAAGCAGATCGAGGAAGTCGTAAAAGTCGGTGATTTCACCCTCGGCCAGCGCCTTGTTGATGCGCAGTTCCGCGTTCTGGTTCAGTTTCACCCAGGTAAAGCCTTTCATCGTGCGAACGGTAAAGCCCCAGGCCTCGGCCAGTTCGATAGCCTCCTGGTTATGCGTGCCGGTGTACCACATCGCCAGCACCGCGTTTTCGGCAGCTAGTTCCCACACTGGCAGGCGCTTGATGTCGATGAGTTTCATGGTGGAGTAGTGATCGGCGGCAGCGCCGTTGCTGATGGTGTTGCCGTAAGACCAGGGCGGATCGACATACAGAAGTGAGTATTTCGCTGTCATGCCGCCTCCTGCCTTTCCCGATATTCCTCAGCGAGCCGCTGCGCCTTGAATGGATTGCTGACCACTTCACCCCATGGCATTAGCCAGCCGTTACCAATGAAGGGAAGGCACAGTGTGCCAACCCTGATGTCGTCGTGAGCGTGAGTCATAGGATGGACTCCATTTCGTCGATGTAGAGGCCCTGAGCAATCAGGCGGCTACGGCGGGCGGCACGTTCAATGCACTCCTGCCGTCTGCCTTCCTGTGATTGCTCTATGGCGCGCCGGGTGAACAGCCGTGATTTGCCTTGCGGCGTCACGACCTTTGGCTTCGTTACCAGGTCGAAAGTGCGGTCACAGATGCCGTCCTCGTTGAGCCATTTCTCTGACTCAACGATTTGCGCTATCTGCCCGGAGCCGCGGGTGATGCCGTTGGCGACCCGGTTAAACTCGATGAGCGTTACGCCAAACTTCTCAGCGATTTCGCTGCCAGTTATCGGGCGGCCGCGCATCTGAATCATCCAGATAACGCGCTCACGGAGGCCGGAGAATTGGCCGGTTCGCCCGGGACTGCGGTAGAAGGGGGTGCGTTTCATGCTGCACGCTCTGTGATTTTCTGAATTTCCGATTCCAGATCTGCAAGGAAGCTCTTAACCTCAGATTCGATTTCGCGCGCCAGCTCTTCATCGAAATGAATGCGCTTCTTGAAGTAGGCGAGGTCAGGCGGCAGGCGATCATCGAAACTAACGAAATCACACCATTTCCGCCCGGTGCACATCATCTGTGCATGCATTTGCAGCATGTACTGGCGCTTTGGCTCACCAGTTTTCAGTGTTTCGATATGGGTCCAGGTGTTGGGGCATTTGATTTCGATAAGCCCGTCATCGTTAACAAGTCCGTCCGGGCTGGCTGCGAATCCGGGTATGGTTGGGTGATCGATGAGTCCAACTTCAGTGATTTCCGCATCGAACTCATTCAGCGCGTACATTTCGCGCGCCACTGGCTCAAGTTCAGTGCCGCGCATCATCGCGGCATTCGAAAACCCTTCCTCCAGCTTCCCGGTCAGCCTTTGGCAAATCAGTTCGGCCATGTAGTTCTGGCGGCTGGTGGAATAGCCCGACTTAGTCCGGGCCATTACATCAGCCAGGCGACTCGCTGTGACCTTGCCGCAGCGCGCAGCAAACCATTCAGGGGTGCGTTGCTCCATCATTCAGCCTCCGTCTCTGCGACATTGACAGGTTCGGCGTTGCCGACAGCAAGACTCATGTCATACATGCGTCGCTTCTCAACTGCGCCGATCACCTGCTTCTCTTCAGCGCTCAGCGCCACCCAGAACTCCTGATACTTAACGGTTCCAAGGCGCGCGGCGGACTCACCTTTTGCGATCAGATCCGGGCGACGGCTATCTGATTCATGGCCCGCATGAACCTCTGCCGTTGTTCCTTCAATCACTCGCTCTGCCTCGTCCTGGTCGAAGATGCCAGCGAAACCAAAGGCCAGGCGCGCGCACTGGATCAGCGTCTTGTGGCGAAGCATGCGGGTAGGGTGGGACTGCCATGGCTGAGTGTTGCGTTTGCACTCGCCCATGTACTCGGTGACGATGGTTGGGTGCTTACGGTCTTTGCGGTAAATCTTGCAGGTGCACGCGCCTTCCTCTCTGTCGTAAGAGAACTCCATGCCGTCAAACTGAGGATGTTCGTTGATTATGCGAGCCCATCCATCAACGCCGACGACCGGGACAATCCCGCCTTTATCTGGAAATGCGTAAATCTCTTTGGTCCATGGGTTAAGGCCGTACTGGTTGGCGACAATCAGCAGGGCTGTGAACTGCTCGTCCGTGACATTGCCACCTTTGAACGCTGTATTCTTCAGCGTATTCATCAGGTCTGTACCTGCATCCATGCCGAGGCGTGCGGCCAGTTTCCCGGCCATGGTGGAAAGTGCAGTACTCATTGTTAAATCCCTCAAAAATTAGAACGGGCAGCCGGTACGGTGTTCCCAGTCGTATTCCGCCTGGGCGTAAGCAACTGCCGAAATGAAATCGTTGTAGGCCTCGCCAGCTTTATCGCTGCGAAGTCCGGAGAAAGGCGTGCTGTGAATCGGGACCGTGAAGTGGAAGAGGCCGGACGGCTCTTTTGGCATCATGTCGATGATTTTCTGCGCCCGGTCGTCGATCCACTTCTCCTTCTCGTCGGTGAATTGCTGCTCAACCCAGCGCCGATCTTCGATGCGGTCGTAAGTGAGGAATGCGTTCATGGTTGCCTCAGTAATGGATTTTCGCGCAGGGGATCAGGTCGTCTTTGAGAGCGGTAAGCACTTCGATAGCCTGTTCGCGGGTTAAGCTGGTGTGGCTGGTGAGCGCGTTAACGATGTTGGAGCCGACCGCTTTGCGGTGCTTCACGTCAGCTTCACGCTTTGCCTGCTCGTCGGCTTTAAGCTTCTCTTCGGCCAGACGCGCCGCTTCTTTCTGCTCAATCTCGCGCTTTATACGATCAGCTTCTTCCTGTGCTTTACGCTTCTCTGCTGCGATGGCTTCTTCCTTTTCGCGTTCAGCACGTTTAGCGTCTTCTTTGCGCTTACGTTCAGCGGCATCAGCGCGAGCCTTCTCATCAGCTTCACGACGAGCTGCAGCTTCCAGATCTGCTTTATGTTTCTCTTCGGCTTCGCGTTTGGCCTTGTCTGCAGCTTCTTGCTTCAATCGCTCTTCATGCTCACGTTGAGCCTGTTCCGCCTGGCGGCGCTGCTCTTCGCGGTCACGGTCGAAAGCGTCATTCATCAGCAGGGCCATTTCGTGGTCTGCTTCGATCCGCGCGGCAAGCTGGCGGTCGAACTCTTCGTTCATCACCAGCGCTTCGATGTGCAGCGCGTTCATGGCTTCTTCAGCCTTGATGCGTTCCTGCTCGGCTTCCCATTCGGTGAGTGGGCGGCGGGTCGCGTCGCGCAGCTCATCGCAGGCATCAACAAATCGCTTAATTTCCGCCTCGGCAGGACGTACAGCCTCCTTCAGACGCCTCAGGTACTCACGGCCCGGCTTTTCGATTGCCGTCTTGCTGCGGGACACCTGCGCCGCCAGAGAGGCGACACGGTCACGGCCTTTCTTAGTCGACAGGTCCGGCACTTCGTTTACTGCCTGGCGGATTTGCTCGATGTAAGCATCAAGGCCGCCAGCTACGTAAAGCGCTGGCGCCTGTTCCGGCTTGATTTCGATGACAGTTAAGTCCGTTACTTCGCTCATGGTTTCTCCTGAAATTTGGATGTGCAGATCCCGCCCGCGTAATGCCAGGCCGATCGGTTGAATAGGGGGATTAGGCTGTTTTTCTATGCCACGGATAACCGATGGCAACCTTCATTTCGTCGTAGGCTGCCATCCACATGGCACCATCACCGATAAACAGGGCAATGGCTGCTTTACTCTGCGCGGCGCGCAGCAGGTGATGATTGATCATACCTTCACCTCAACCTGTTCCAGGAGGCCAGTGATATGCATCTGCCAGCGGTTCAGTGTCAGCTTGTCGCGTGGTGCAGATACCGACGTCAGCTGCCACTCGTTATCGTTAAGCTTTTTGGCGGTGTACTGCTTTCCGTTGTGGGTGACTGTCATGATTCAGTCTCCAGGTGCCCGTTGCTGCGCAACCATGCGATAACTTCATCTACATCAAGCCGATCAAGAATGTCTTCAATGTGACCAGCAGCCTCAGCCCAGTCGATATAGTCATCAAGATCGATTTCCTGAAAGAGCGCTTTCCCTTCAATTTCAGAGACAAGGTCTGAGAGTTCCACGCCACGAACTTCTATATTTACGTGGTCGCGGTAACCACTTGTTGAAACATCAATACCTGTAGCTTTGACTTCAAAATCAATTGCCATGATTTCCTCTTGGCCTTATCGCGGCGAACGGAACGGTTAATACAAGACTTCTGCGCTAATGGGCGGTGGATGGCCGCCGGTTTCATAACTGAGCCGCCTCGGTGAAGCGACTGAGGTATGAAAAAAGCCGCTGGTTAGGCGGCTTTTCATCTCTTTTCTTAAGCTCAAGTCTATGCCCTAGAAGCCAAAGGCGTTTAATGCATCTACATGAGTCGGTTTCTTTGGAATTTCGTTGATTGGGTATTTTTTTTCCCAATATTTAAATAATCTTGCAGCTATGTTCGCTCGCTCCGCACTATGGAAAGTCCCAAGACCTTGGGTGGTTCCTAACTGAAAGCTCCACACCTGGGCTGCGAAACCAAAATGATTTTTGTGGGTGTATTTCATAGAAGTGCCTCAGCAAATTCAGCAAAGCTAAGTGCTTCATCGCCCTCAGCAAGGCTTTCAAAATATTCCTCATATGCCTTATGCATCGCCTTACCCTCTGTCGTTACCCGCTGATGCGGGAGAAATGCTTTGGTCGGTGTGGTGGACTGGCACTGAGTCGCCACTCTCACTTACTTCCTGACGCCCTGTTTTCTGTATTGGCAAACAACTATCTGCCCAGCCGGTTTTCAGGTCTTATCACACTGCTAGCGTTGCACCTCGCTTGAGGACACCGCCACCACACCCCAAAACATTCCAGTTATTGCCGGGGTATTTATCCGCGCCCGGCGCGCGCTCCCTTGCTTTCCACAGTCAAAGGAATGCCGTAGACTGGATATTCCACAGTCAATAAAAGGATTTCTTTATGTCCATGAATGTATTTGCAGGAAAGAGAACTGAGGAATCAGTGGCATATGATTTAGCGCTGGCGCTTGCAGTAAAAGACCCATCCGCCAACACGCCAGAAGCTTTAATTGAGCGCATTGCTGATTTGCTTCCTGCCTGTCGTGAAGCAGCAAAGGAAAAGTACAAAGCAGAAGCACCTACGCCTTTTGGGATCGCTATAAAACGATAACTGATGCCAGGGCAGTCTCCAGTGCTGCCTTTATCAAATTCTGCCGATACCAGTGGTCATCTGATGCCCCTTTAACCGCTTCTTCAGCAGCAGCATAAGCTGCGTCAGCTGCTAAAATTACGCCATTGTTGCTTTTAAACATCGCTACTTCATCGTTTTTTATATCCATCACCATCACCTCAAATAAGTGGAGTAGATTTGCCGTCAGCCCCTCGCAAAGAGCTGCTGGTAAAGCTTCCCCGATGTTCGGGAACTGAGCAGCAAACCATTCCGGTGCGGAGTCCTCTTCGTGTGCTATACCCGCCACGCGTTACACACCTGCCTCAATCCCATTGGGCGCCATTTCAATTTGCCAGGAGCACTCCGGGTGATTTGCTGCTTGACTGAATTCTTAATGAGCAGGCGACTTGGTGTCCGCCGCTGGCTAACTTCGCTCAGCTGTCGATGTTTCGTTTCGATGGGTTAAAGATAACCTTAGTTATGAGTGATGGCAATAACCTAATTTATAATATCAATCACATAAGTTATAAATTAATGATAACTAAATGAATTTATTTTTGTAAATCATGAGTGCTATGCTTAAAAAAACAGCAGGAGGGATGTGCATGGTTCTGGATGAAGAGCGTATAAGCATGAAAATTCAGGCGATGGGGCGGGCGGTGATGGAATTGTCACTGGCAGATTTAGCTATGACCCAGCAAAACATCATCGACAAGCTGGAACGGTACCGGAAGGAAACGGGAAACGTGATAGGTAAGGGGGCTAACAGGGATGCGGCGGAGTTGGTGCGGAAAGGTAGTAAGGCTGTGAAGTAAGCATTAAAACCCGGCCTGGCGCCCGGGTCATTTGATAAAGTATTTAGAAAAGACAGCTATAAGCACAGTTATGACTAGAGCTGTAATGATTTTCCATGTTTGAGCATTCAACTCTTTATGTAGCTCTGTCTTTACTGACTGAATATCTTCTTTTGAGGCTAGCTTGTCTTTGATGATTGCAACATCGGTTACAAGGGTTGCGACTTTTGTTTCAAGCTCTTTCACTCTCTGAAGCATATCGTCACCTCCGCCACTGCCGCTACCATGCTCAGTATTATGAGGTGCATAATTTTTGTTTTCAAGGTTAGGCCTGTTTAATTTAAAAAGCTCTCCCATCTACTCAAAATCCCCCGCTACGATAAAGTGACTTTCCTTAACATCAATTAGATTTCCCTTTTTCCCGTCTGCCCCGCTGTCATAGAGGGAAACCTTCGCAGTGTATAAACCTGGGTTCGTTAACCTTATGCCTTTCAGGTAGAAAGAAGAAACGGAGGAGTAGTGGTCTTTGTTTGGATATCCACTACCTAATACGTTGAAAGTACTTTCACCATCGAATGCAGGATCAATGACAGATTTATCATTAAAGGTTACGTCAATCTCGTTCCAGTAAATTTTAGATGTATCTGTTAAAAATCCGCAGGTTACGACTAATGAATAGATCTTAAGTGGGTCAACATCAAAAAGAACCACGTTTGGAGTGTTAAAACCGGCAGCCGCCATTCCTTCCTGCAATAAAGTGGTATAAACAAATAAAACCTTTTCATAAATCATAATCTTAATTCCGCAGAAAGGAACTTAAACCAGCCGCAGCTTCGTCTCTATCCAAAAGTCTCATCAAGCCACCATAAGCACGATAGCAACAACCGAGAGCAAAGTAACCACGCCTACTATCAGATATTCTCTTATCACCCAAACACCTCATCAGGCCACTGCTACAGTTTGTTGTAAGCTATCGATTCATGGATCAGCGCCTTTCCCATGATGTAGAGCTGGTCCTGATTCTCTTCTGTTACATACCAGTCTTTGTAAGCCGGGTTATCTGAAAGCACGGCTAACTGCAGGCCCTGCATCTGCAGGCGCTTGACATGGAAGTGCTGCCCGAAGACAAATGCGTATACTCCGTCAACCTTGAAGTTCCTCACCGAAACGTCAAAGAACAGGCGATCTCCCGACTGAATCGTTGGGCACATGCTGTCACCGTCTACGGTCATCACCTTCACATCATTTTGAGTGCGGTTCCCGAAAAGAGATCTGGCATGCTCAGTTGTGAACTCAATAGCATGCAGGACCTCAACAAATTCAGAAATCATAAAAGACCCCGGACCAGCGCTTACTTTCAGGTCTAAAACATCAACCCGAAAGACATCAATTGTTTCCGAGACTGGTTGGGCCGCCGATGGCACATTACCATCAATCCGCATTTCCCCCACTCCAGAACTAAGCCATTCCGGCCTTACACCCAGAGCATGAGCTAGCTCGACCATCTTACGGCTGCCGCTCGTTTTACCTGACGTCATCTTTTGAATTGCAGGCTGGGATATACCGACTTTATCAGCCAACTGTCCTTGAGATATGTCAGCGGCCGACATAGCCGCGTTCAGTCGTTCTGCAAATGTTTTCATCTTATCAATATATAACCGAGGTTATGTAGAGTAAAATAACAAAGGTTATGGACAATACCCATAACTTGGGTTATCTTTTCATTAATCCAGTAATCGGATAGGTAAAATCCATGAACAAAGTTATTCAACGAGCTTTAGAAATCGTTGGCAGCCAGAAGCGACTCGCAGATATTTGCGGCGTTAGCCAGCCAGCGGTTCACAAGTGGCTTAACGGTGGTTCCGTATCTCCGGAAAAAGTAACAGCCATCGTAAACGCTACTGGTGGCGAGATTAAGGCACACGAAATTCGACCTGATCTTCCCGACCTGTTTCCACACCCAGAGAACCATGCCGCTTAACGGCGGCCCTAACCACGAAAGGGAAAGCAATGCATTCACTTGCGTATCAAGAGAATAACGGATTCACGGCGAATCCGATGATTTCGAATTATCAAGGCGTTCCGCGCAATACCAGTAAGCTAACTCGTATTCGCGAAGCAGTTCGCGCCTGGCAGAAGGCAACACCTGGGCAAGCTCAGGTTCACATTTCGCAGCTGGTAGCCAAAGAGTGGCTGGCGCGCGGTGGGCGTGGGTTGCTTCTGGCCGGTTCTGAGCACAACACCAAGCAGAACTTCTTCCGGATGATTAACGACCCGGGCCCGAAGAACGACAAGAACCTCATGGCGCTGATCCCGGTGATTACGGATGTGATGGCGCGTGATAACGAGGTGGTCGCACGTCAGTTCGGCCTGGTTAACGGTAAAACGAAAGAGGAGTTGATTGCTGACGCCATGAAAGAGTGCGCGGAAGCAAAACAGGCCGTTCTCCTCGGTGCCCCAGAGCATCAGAAGCTGAAAGAAGTAAGCGAGGGTATAGCGTCGCTGTTCCGCCTCATGCCGGAGCAGGTAGGGCCGTTGATGACGATGGTCACTTCGATGCTGGGGGTTATGTGAGAGTCACCAGAAAAGAAAAAGCCCTTGAAGCGGTAACTTCAAAGGCCTTCCAAACACTGTGTTACGTCGGGTAACGGGAGTAAGTATGTCAAAAACTCGCAAAAAGTACCAGGAAAAAGAGGAACGTCGCCATCCAGATTCACCAGATGGCCTGGTTGTCGCTGCGTCAAAAAACCGGGCGTTCGCGGAGCGCTTCGTTGGCATGGCAAGACTGGCACTGATTCAGGCAGGGGTGAAGCATGGGCGTCGTTAAGCATTTAGCAGACTACAGGCCGCCGCTGGAGGTCGTGGAGCATCGTGTGGCGCAACTGGAAGATGGGTTCACTCGCGTCGCGAATGAGCTTCTTGATGCCGTTATGGCTTCAGGTTTAAGCGAAACTGAGATGTGCATTGTGCTGGCCGTCTGGCGCAAAACATACGGCTTCAATAAAAAAATAGATTGGGTCAGCAACGAGCAACTGGAGCAGATGGTTGGTAAGCACCACACGCATTGCTCTACTGCAAAAAACCAGCTGATCAGCAAGAAGGTATTCATTCAGGAAGGCCGCAAAGTTGGCATGAATACCAACGTTTCAGAGTGGAAAACGAAGTTTAACGGATTCTGCAAAACATTAGCTAAACCTGCTAAGAAAACATTAGCGGAAGTTGCTAAAAGAACTAAGCAGAAGGTGCTAACCACAAAAGACAATAATCAAAATACAGAAAGACAAGATCCCCCTAAATCCCCCAAGGGGGAATGTGGCGGGCAGGAAGAAAAACTGGTTTCACAGAAAAAACCATCAATCGACTACCAGGCTGTGATGTCAGCATACAACTCCACCCTGGGAGACAGACTGCCGCAGGCTGAGGCCCTCAACGACAAACGTCGCCGCAATATCAAACGTCTGTTGTCTGAGCTGAAAGAGCCAACGGTAGAAGCAGTTGAGAACTATTTTTCAGCGTTCTCCCGTACTGCAAAGCCGTTTTATTTCGGTGATAACGACACCGGATGGCGTGCCAGCTTTGACTACCTGCTGCGTTCCGAAACGCTGGTTAAAACGCGGGAGGGTTCACTGTGAGCAATGAAATCCTGACCGTACCTCATAACCTCGAAGCAGAGCAGAGCGTTATCGGAGGCTTGTTGCTGGACGATGACAACAGCGAGCGAGTCCAGAAGGTTCTGGCGATGCTCAAACCTGAGTCGTTCTACAGCCGACCTCACCAGCTGATCTTTGCCGAGATGCGCCAGATGTTCCGCGACAACAAGCCAGTGGATGGCCTGACATTGTTCGACGCGCTTGAAGGTAAAGGGCTCGCGGAGCAGGTAGGTGGCTTTGCTTACCTTGCAGAGATCGCCAAGAACACTCCCAGCGCTGCAAACATCGTGGCTTACGCTGTATCAGTCCGGGAAGCCGCAATGGAGCGCTACGGTATCAACCGCCTGACCGAAGCTACTGAGCTGCTGTATTCCCGCAACGGCATGAGCGCTACGCAGAAGTACGAGGCCATTCAGGGTATTTTCACCCAGCTCGCAGACCATTCAAAAACCGGCAGCCGCCGTGGTTTGCGTTCGTTCGGCGAGGTTATGGATGACTGGGTAGCGGATCTGGAGAAACGATTTGACCCTTCAGGCGAACAGCGCGGAATGAGTACCGGTATCCCGTCACTCGACCGACTGCTGGCGCCGAAAGGTCTGGTTAAAGGGTCTCTGTTCGTGATTGGCGCAAGGCCAAAGATGGGCAAGACAACCCTTTACGGGCAGATGGCGATCAACTGCGCGATACGTGAGAAAAAGCCAGCGCTTATGTTCAGCCTAGAGATGCCTAGCGATCAGATCCTCGAAAAACTGGTTGGGCAGAAGTCCGGCATTAACCCGAGCATTTTTTACATGCCAGCCACGGATGATGCTGATGACCAGTACCAGGGCGACTACGACGGCGACTTTAAGAAGGCGATCGCCACTGCCGGGCGACTGAGTGAAATCGACATGATGTACATCGACGACACCCCGGGCCTGTCACTGGCGCAGATCGTTAGCGAAAGCCGCAGAATCAAACGCGAGAAGGGCTGCGTAGGCATGATTCTGGTTGACTACCTGACGCTGATGACAGCCGAAAAAGCCGACCGTAATGACCTGGCCTACGGGATGATCACCAAAGGACTGAAGAATCTAGCCAAAGAGCTTGGTTGTGTCGTCGTGCTGCTGACCCAGCTCAACCGTGAACTGGAGAAGCGAGTGAATAAACGCCCGCTACCGAGCGATTCCCGCGACACAGGACAGATTGAACAGGACTGCGACTACTGGGTCGGGATTCACCGTGAAGGCGCATTCGATGACAGCGTGCCGCCGGGAGAGACAGAGTTACTTCTCAGGCTAAACCGCCACGGCAGCACCGGCACGGTTTATTGCAATCAGATTAACGGGGCAATTTACGACACGGACCAGCAGGCCGCCGCCGCAGAACGCCGCGGGCGCGAGCAGCAGCCGAAAAAGAAAGGGGGCTTCTGATGAAAGGCAAACAGGCAATTCTGCGTTATCTCGAAACGCACCGTACCTTCACCGCGAAGGATGTGGCCACAGAGTGCGGCATGACCATCAACTGCATCACGAAGAACGCTATCGATCTGGAGCGGGCCCGGAAGATTGTGCGTGTGAGCAAGGTCTGGCGAACGGTGACTTATCGCCTGGCCACGCCGGAAGAGCAGGCAGGTACCGCGCGCAGTTGCACCAACGGAATATTTCAGGAGTGCCGGAACAGTCAGGCGATGAAGCGAGTATTGATGGTTTGGGGGAGGGTAGGGGTATGAAACTGAAAATGCACACGCCGGACGGATCGGTGATTGTCGAAAGTAACCTTGTAACGCAGTTCTACCCTGATTTCGAAAGCGGCGGCGAGCTGACCACCATCGAAACGGTATCGGCCACAGGAGAAACTTTCTCGGTGAAAGTAAAGCACTCGTTTATGCAGGTGACTGGAGCACTGGCTACAGCCTGGAGCGTTGACGAGAAGAAAGCAACAAGGGGCGCCCAATGAGCAACATCGACAAACAGGCGCTGCGTGGTTTAAGTGTTGAATCCCCTTTCTATCTGGCCGAATGCTGCAACTGTGGTGAAATCATGCCAAGCAGTAAGTTGCGCGAATCGCGAAATTATCCAGATGATGACGGAGAGTGCCACTGCCCACATTGCAATGCAGATGATTGCGACATTGCTGATTCTGGTGCTGTTGGCTCTGAAGGGGTCACGGCTTGGAACTATCAGCAGAAACGTATCGAGGCATTGCTGGATGAGCTGGAAGCCGCAGAGGAACGCTATGAGGATATGCTCCGTCAGGCCCGATCTTTTCGAGAGGCTCACGATTCTGCGTCGGAAATTATTCGCCAACTGGAGCGCAACAAGCTGGTTGTGAAGCTGCCAACAACTAAATTGTGGGCTGGCAAGGTGGCGTGTTACGAAGCATCGGAGATTATCGAGTTACTTTTCTCAGCTGGCATTCGCATTCAAGGTGAGGACTAACCCATGACATTAACCAAAGAATGGCTCCTGAAGACCATCGCAGAGCTTGAAGAAGAGCGCGATGCAACTCCCGGCGCAGTAAACGAAGATGCAGCCCGGGCGCTGGCGGCAATGAAACGGGCGCTGGCATCGCTCGAAGCAAGGAGCCGCAAACTTTTTACCTGTAGCGCGTGTGGCGCAGAGGGTTTGGACGAGCCATTAGAGTCGAAGTGCCATTGCAATGAGGATGGCGCGCACTGGATTGAAAGTGTTGTTTACACCGCTCCGCCAGCGCCGGAATTCTACAAGATAGGTGACGCCACTATGCGGCACATTTTCACACCGACTGGCATAACTGATGTTTCTGACATGCAGGCTGTGTTTGACCAGATTGAAACCGTGTTGGCAGGAATGTGGCAGCCAGCGCCGGTATCTGTGCCTGATGAAGAGCAATGCAAACCGCACCCGGTAATGGCGGTTAAAGGTGAGTTTGGATTCCTTGACCACTTTGATCGCATCATCAGCGAGCGTGATGAAGATATCGATATCGGTCAATTAGGAAGTAGCAATTACGAAGCTCTCATGCTCGCAGCTTTAGATGCATTCCGAGCCGCCATGTTTCAGGGTGCCGAGCAACAAAATCGACAACAAAATATTCCTGAAAATATTCCAGCCACACAGTTTAAGCCGGTAGCAGACCTGTACGGCTTAACCTCACCAACTGGCAGCGAAACATCATTCACTTTCGACGCTGTTGAAGCTCGTGATTTCATTGATGGCGGTTGGTCATGCCAGGAGTACGTGGAGCTTGAACGCTTTCAGGAAGCGATAACCAACCATACCGAGGATAAGCTCGCTATGGTTGACCATTCCGGTGACTCCAACAATATGGTTGAACCTGTAACGACGGCTTACAAGTTTCCAGATGATTTCGACTTCGACCGCTTCAACGATGTCGTGTGGCTGGAGGCTGTGGCAAGCAATCCACACATGCATTCACTGACTACATCGACCATCGCTATGGTCGCTTTGGAGCTGAACAGGAAGTTAGCCGATTGCAACTCTCCGGTGATTCCGGATGGTTGGATTCCAGTAAGCGAGCGGATGCCAGGCTCACAAGAGTGGGTAATCGTGTTCGCTAAATGGGATAATCAGCAGGTCTTGTGCTGGGATGATGTGGCAAATCGCTGGACAGATTTTGAAGACCAATCCTACTACGCCGATATGTTCACCCACTGGATGCCACTGCCAGCAGCACCGCAGCAGGAGGTGAATAATGGGTGAGTGGCTGTTAATCATAACCCTCATAGGCACCTCTGGCGTGGCTATTGAGAAGGCGAATTTTTCTACTGAAGAAGCGTGCTTGAAAGCAGCAAAGGCATGGAATGACGACGTGAAAAAAATGACCCGTGACACATATCAGGTTTGTGTAAAGACATCCGGAGCAGGCTGA